CTTGGGTAAACCCTAGGTTAGGTAGAAAATCGACCTATCCGAGGCATCAGGAATCTGACACCTCTTGCTGCTGAGACGGTATACACCGCGTTTCCTCTGCGTAATCCTGCACTCACGAGAATCAGGGTAGTATCGTTCAACGATATTTTCCCAGGACTCGTATGTAGATGGCACATTACTGTGCTGGCCACCGCAGAAACTGTACTGCCATGCCAGATAGCGATAGTACTCGATACCACCATAGATCTTCGGCTTGAAAACCAGCCGCCGACTATAGAAGCTTTGAGTATTCCTATCGTACCGGAAGCCCTTGGGCCTTAGCTTTTTGAGATACCAGAGCGGAACGTGAAAAGAATCACTCACGTCATCGCTCTTCGATCCATAGAGCATAAGGTCTTCAGGCACACTACTAAGGAGGTTCGAAAAGACACCATCATGTTCGTGCATTGACCCCACGCACAGAGTGTTCAGAAGTCTGAACACATCTGAGACCCGTATATCAAATGTACGGATAAACGTGGGTCGTACATTTACGCCCGTGTGAAAGTCCGCTCCGCAAGACTCGCGGAAGGGCCCAACTATGAAAGTCTTCGAGTGATTAACTCTGAACCCAACATAGCGCAAAACCTGTAGGACTAGCAGAGAGGAGTCCCGCGACACGACAATATCATCGCCGTACGCGAGGGCCTTCTGATTTGTACCCACAGTGTTTTCACACGCCTGGGCTAACGCCCAAAACAACAAAGTCTCGAGGGAAAAAGTATAACCATTTCCCATAGAGCTCCACTTTGAAAATTCCTTCTCAACACCATCTAGAGTATAAAACTTACTCCTTAGAGCGTCGAGAAGTGCAATCCATTGTGGTCGAACAAGCCTTCTGACAAGTCCAGGGGAAACACAATCTGAGGCAGAGGAAAGATCGATAGTCGAGAGTGAATCTCGACAGGACCAATCCTCAGAACCTCTCTGTGCTCCTTTCTGGTTGTAGATCTGGCTCCGGACGTCTATCCCGGCCCTGGTTTTTAGTCTTTTACAGATATAGGCATTAAGCCCAAGCTGACAAAAGATATTGCCATAGGGTTCGATTGCGATAGTACGGAAGGAACTCTCGTCCTTCGGGACGAAAGCCAGTTTGCAGCTTTGGACAACTCTCCAATCGAAGGTGCAAGTGCGTGAAGCCCAATCAACGTTAGCAAAACTCTTGAATAAAACATCATTCGCAAGTATAGCTTTTTCGAAGAAAGGGATGCACTCGTGTGTCACTGACCTTGCGTCGCTAGGTACTAATTTATAGTACGGCGTCGTTTGGGCAGAATCAACCGAGCAAGCTGTCATACCAGGACCAAACCTACCAGACTCGAGAACGGAATGAACACCGCCATCGACCTCTCCTAACACCTCATCTACTAGAGCCCGTGCGCGTGCCAGAATGACACGCATACACGGATCCTCTCGGTGAGGATAGGAGTTATAGTGGTCAAGCTTCTTCGTCGCAATCCGACAAGTCTTCTCAGACCTATCGAATTTACCGATTGCGACAGCCCGGCGTTCCGCGTCGCCCCCCCCAAAAGGGAAGGGGACTTTGGATAACAGGGCAAAGAGCTGAGCGACTATGAAGTAGGATCGGGGACAGTTATACAACTGTGGACTGTCCCAAGTAGAGATGCATTTACGGATAGCAGTTGTGTTCCGAGCGCGCAATGCGCCGGATAATACACTGACAAGATCCGGAGGCAACTCTTCTAAATTATCCTGGATATACCACCGAGCAACGTCAATCGCTGAGATTTTCAGCGAAGGGTTCTGTCGCTTGTTTCGCTTCTTTGAGGGAATCCTCATTTTCAACACTCCTAACGGGGTTGCTGGTCGAACGGTGGGTAATGGCTAAGGTCTGAAAGTCGTATAAGAACACGGCCAACAGAACAAGCACCAAGAGGTAAAGGAACACCTCCCCTCGCTTACGCAAGGGGAAGCACTCCTGCCTCAAGGGCGGTCGCCATGAACGTTGTATCGGCAGAAAGTCCCGCAATGTAACTCAAGCATTCTTCGGCCAAAGTAGCGCCTTGATCTTGAGGAACACGAACGGATACTTCGATGATGACATTGCCCGAACGGGCACTGCCATCACTATTCCGATCCCCGAAAACGGCTTTGAAACCGTATTTCAGGACGTCCTTGTCTCCACCACCAGGAAGCTGGCGGTTAAAGATAACAACGCGTGGCGCCTTCACGGTATGTGTCGGCAAATTCAAAACCACGCGGTCTTTCTCGATTGACGACACAGATGCCGCCTTCGTCGTGGTACCCGAACGGGTACCGCCTATGAGGATATTCACTTTTCATTTCCTTGTAGTGGGGCCTCTTAAAGCGTCAGCCTGGACAATAGATTCTTTCTCCCGGATGAAACCAGGAGAGTTATCAAGTCTAGGACCTTCAGCGGATCGAGGTTAACATTTATATGCGGCAAGGGGATTGTAGTATAAGCCTGTCTGTCATAAGTCCGATGGTGCTGAATCGCACGATAAGACTGTGACATAGAGACCGCGTACACACCACCCGGAACCTCTTCAACTGTTTCTTCGAGGATATCCGAGTAGTCCTGTTTTGCCGAAACTGACACGCCCAACTCTGTGTACCCCTCACGGGGAAGTATAGCATGGAGCCATGAGTTAATGTCAATAAACCAGTCAACAACAAACGAAAAACGAGTTAGCTCGTATGCCGTTATGACTGGATTTGCACCAATGTGTCCCATCATGTCTTTGTAAAATACAACAGCATGATAGGTGCATGTTCCGGTACGGGTCGTCGTACAAATATATTTGACGTCCGTATTATGGAATTCCGCACTCCGGGCCGCAGAAATATCCTGCACAATTGTGGCACTCTTTCTAGCCATCGGGTTGTTAGATTTCTCTCTCAACGCCTTCAGGATCGATTGAATGTCATACACCAGGGGCCGCCAACCATACCTACCTTCCAACCACAGTTGATTAAAATTTCTAATCGCTTGTCGAAGGGAGTAGGGAAGTTTTCGGCGTCGTGAGCGTTTAATCTCACGACGCTTAGCGATCCCTGCGAGCTTGTACGAAAAAGAGAATAACCTCTCCATCGTCGTCTTTAGCAGGGAGACTGTATCATGGAACTCTCCGACAAATGTCAGAACGTCCCAATCTGCAGTCTTTGCTGAAGCCAACGCTTTGATGACGACATTGTCATACATCGCAGCGTCAGGGGCGGGAACACTCAAAGCACTATCTGCAAGAATCACAGTATGCGTCCCTGAGTATGAGTTTACACCACTGGGAGGAGTCACGTGTTTTATCATGGAAGCAACCAAAGGACGAAATGAAGTAAGCTTCGTCTCGGTCAACGCCATTGTATTCACGGGCAAGAACTCACCAGAGTGAAGTCGCTTGTAAAAATTCGGAGTCACGTTATCCGTGATCTGCTTAAAGTCCGTAAAGGCAGCATCTGACGTTGTGGCGGTAAATAGAAAATTACCTCCAGGGTCATATGCTTGCCAGTAATATGGACCAAAATAGGATTGTGGAGACGTGGTTGACCGAACACGCGACATAATAGACTCCAGTTCAGTGATTAATGGGTGACCTACGCGCGAAAGCCCGTATGAAAGTCACTCGGCCATAATGGCCAGAGGTAGGACACTGCTCCTACATGTAGGGGACGTTTCGTC